GGCTTTGACATTAACGCATCTTTGTTGAAAGATAAGTTCGGTGGAGAGCGTTGGGAGCAGGTAGATATACCCTTTAGGTTAGAAGGTGGTATAGATGAGGTAGAAACTTATCTTAAGGAAGCATTGAATGTAGGACTAATTACAAATAAAGGTGCGTGGTACTATAGTGAATATTTTGCTACGGACTCTATACAGGGTTGGTCCAATGTAAGAGATTATTTCAATCTCGACTTAGATGCATTCGGGGCTATAAGACTTGCCCTATCGTAATCATACCCCCCAAGAAAAGATAGTTAGGAGGATATTAGAAGAAAACGGTTTGTTGTACCAGTATCAAATTGACATAGGACAGTATACCGTAGACTTCTATTTACCGGAACTGGAAGTGATTGTGGAAGCTGACGGGGTTTTTGGGCATCTAAAGAAAAGGGATAAGCAGCGTGATTCTATGTTAGCTGCAATGGGATATCATGAAGTTTGGCATCTCAAGGAAACAACTATATCTGGACTTAGAGATGAGTTCAATACACTTATGAAAAGTGCGAAGGAGTATTATGCCGGGACTGGGACAGATAGAGACGATCAGCCTTCCTAAAAAGGGGAAGGTACATAAGAGTCAGATACTTACAAGGGCGCTAAACAAGGTCATAGGTTACACATCACGAGCCAGCAGACCTAAGTTCTTCTATCCTTCTGCATTAAAGCTAGAGTGTAAAAAGGCGCTATGGTATCACTATTGGGGAGTAGACTCAAAAGGAAACCCACTACCCCTTCAGGAGATTGATCCTTTGTTAGCTAGGGTGTTTTCTACGGGGAATTCTTTTGAGGACAGATTTATAAAATATTTGAAGTCTGCTAACTTATACGTAGCAGATGAAAAAAGTTTTTTAGTTACTGACCCTATTCCTATTTCAGGAAGGATAGATTTTGTTATTGATTTTAAGCAAAAGAGTTGGATAGTGGAACTAAAGACTATTAATTCTAGAGGATTTGATAAACTAAAGTCCCCTAAGCCAGAACATATGATGCAAGTTCAATGCTATTTGAACAGTACTGACTATGAGGAGGCTTTCATTTTGTATGAGAATAAGGACAACCAAACTTGGAAAGAGTATAGATTAGAGCGTGACACCGATTTGTGGGGGAAGATGGTAGAGATGTGTCAAGCAGTTATGTCTGAAGAAGTCTTACCGGAAGACTGGAAATGTACCGGACCCCCATGGTGTGTATGCAAAGGAGTTGACCAATGAAAAAACGATGGAACGCAGCGGATGCCCTAACTAAAGCTAAATCCTACATGGATACTTTAGAGATACCTGAGTTTGTAACTGGGTTTGAGTCGGGGGACTACAAGGCTCCCACCTTCAAAGATTTGATTACAGCTACTCCTGACCAGATTGGCAAATATCTCATTTACTTTGGGGCGTACAGAGCCTTACTTGAGCAACATGTGGCTGACTTAGAATCACGGAAGGGGGCTATGACTGCCCACTTTGATGAAATCTACAACGTAATGTCCTTTGAACTCTTAAAAGAATATGACATGAAAGGGGAGAAACGCCCCACCAAGGAGTCTACAAGAGGAGAAATCTTCCTAAAGAACGACGACCTAGGTGATTTGCGTCGTAATATCATTGAGATTGAAGCAATGTATCAACAGGCTTTAGGGCGATTGAAACTGTACACTTCCGCAGTGGCGACCATATCTAGAGTGATTACTGTACGAACTGGCGGATTTGATTCTGACAGACGGGAAAGAAACTAATGCATACACTTGGGATAGACACATCAAGTAAAGCAATTCACATGGTACTCTTAGGAGAAAATGAGGAGGTGTTACAGCAGGTAAAATGTAGTAGTAAGAAGAAGTTAGCAGAAGATAGGTTTTATGAAATAGTTGATGAATTTTACGCTCAACTTAGTATAATACCTATAGATACGGCGGGAATAGAGTCCGCTATATACATTCAAAACGCCAGAGCTACAATCGCTATTGCGTCCGTAGCAGCTACTTGTAAGTATGCACTCTATAGGTCGGGTATTCCATTCTCCGCTGTTGACAATAATACGTGGAAAAAGAAGGTCATTGGGAAAGGAAACGCCAAGAAACCCGACATATTGGAATTTGCTGAGAATAAGTGGGGTAAGATTTTCCCCGAACAGGATTTCGCTGACGCAGCGTGTATAGCTTTATGGGCTAAGGAGACAGAATTAGATGACAATGCACAAAAAACAGAGTAGTAACTTTTATCTTAATCGTAAGCACAAAAAGATACAGACATCCAGAGAGTATAAATCTACCTTACCAGAAGGTATGACAGATGAGAACCTTAGAGAGGCTTATGGTAAAGTAGTTTGGTGTAAATTTACCGATTGTAAATACAATACTCAAGTAGAAGGTGTACAACGAACTACCAGTGACATTACTAATAACTCCTCTTTCAAACCTATCAGTGAGAAAGAACATATCTGGGATAGTATTTGCGTAAGAAATGAAATTGCCTTGGAATTCACAGTTATCACATCTAAAAATGTAACACATAAAATACCTGCATGTTATGTAGCTTCTTCAGATTCTCGCAAGAAGATGGATTGGTCTAAGCTATTGCAGTCAGACGGCACACCTTATGGTGGAAACATAGAATCTCAGAACCCCGACCACGCTGCGTTCTCTACGGGCGGCTGGGGGAGTTGGGACTCTCCTGACGATCAAGGATCATTCGACGGAGATGAACCAGAAGCTCCCCTACAAACCGGTGGAAGTGGGATGTTTGATGCCTAGACAAGCCCCCCTAGCGGTACGCACCCATGCATTCAAGCTGTATTCAAAAGGAATGACGGTCGCTGAAATTGTAGGCGGGTTGGGTAAAAAGTTTCCCAATGAAGCAGTATCCGCTCCGACCATATATAGTTGGAAACGGAGATACAATTGGGTAGAACGTAAGGATAACGTAGAGGAAAAGGCTTTAGCTAAAGTAGAGGAATCTCAAGTTTCTCAGTTAGCTAAGGATGACATAGAGCAAAGAAAAATATATGACCGCATTACTAAAAAGGCTATTGACGAGTTGGAAAATTTATCTTTCCAACGACCCGGTGATGCTGTGAAAGCAGTTGACATAGGTATTCAAGGTTCTAGAGGAATAGCTAGAGGGCTAGTAAATATTTCGTTTGTAGAAGAAGTCCTAAATATATTAGCGGAGGAAATACACGACGAAGATACCCGCATGCGCCTTTCTATCCGATTGGGGGCATTAATGCAAAAGACCCCTGATGACAACTAAAAAGAAAGATGTAACTTCTTATGAAGATGCTTTCGCTCTCTTATCCCGTGGGCTGAAAACTACTTCCGCTGTCAAAGTAGGTGGCATGTGGGATTTTGTAAGAGACATATGGTCTCTTAGCTTTGACCAACCCAGACTATTTGATGCATGGCATGTGGGTAAAATGTGTGACGATGTGGAGCGGGCTGTAGAGGAGAAGGTGAACTATGTGAGCGTTGTACCCAGAACCCACTTTAAATCTACTATTATTGGTCACGCCTTTCCTATTTGGCGAGCCTTGAAAATGGATAGAGATGTTAACTTCCTGTATCTATCCTATAGCGACACAATGGCTAAGTACCACGTTGGTGAGCTTATAAAGGAAGTAGACCGCAACCCTGTGTTAAATCAGTGGATGTCGAATAAAAACGCTAGTTCAGACTATACTTTTAGATATTCCATTAATGATGATTACATAGTAGAAATTATTCGTGGTGGGGTATTCTCTTTCAAACGTGGCTTACATGTAAATGGCGGAATGATAGCAGATGACATACTCAGAGACCCAGATTCGGGTTTGAACTTAGCTAACCTATCAAAAGTAGAGAACCAGTTTCTTACTGAGGCTATTTTCATTCCCAACCCCGGAGTTCCTACAGTTGTCGTAGGAACCCCGCAGACCCCCTCTGACCTCCTGTCGGTACTGGAGAACGATGAACGCTTCTTCCAGCGTCGCATGCCCGCCCTAGACCCAGAACCTGACCGTAGAGTGCTATTTCCTGAACGTTATTCAGAAGCAGATTTGCTACAAATTCAACGTGCCAAGCCCAAAGCGTTTGATTCAGAGTTTTTACTTAAACCTGCGTTTAGTGACGAGGCGTATTTTGATGCTAAGGATATACTGTCTTGTGAAGACGGGAATCTAGAAAACCACTCCCCTGACGAGACTTTTTATAAGAAGCCGGGGTCACGGTTGTATGCTGGGTGTGATGTGGGCAAAAAACGCAACCCGTCCCACATTGTAATTTTTGAGGAGTACAAAGGGGTTATATCTCAAGTCCATCAGTCATGGCTTGATAATTGGGAATT